GAACACTCTCTACAGTGTTATTGATCTTTGTAAAGTCTTCATCAATAACACTGAAAGTTTTGCCAACCCAAGAGAAATCCGGAACATCGTGAATTCCATTGACCCACTCAGGAACAGTTGGAATTGAATCTTTTATCCCAGAAATCTGTTCAGAAAGTTCTTCTAATTCTTTATCGTAATATTTTACTTCTGGAATGTCGGGAATATCTTTCCTGACATCGTTGATCATTCTGACCAGTTCTGGCCAAGGTGGAACTATATCTTGTACTTCTGCGAAAGTATTTCCGTCAGCATCTTCTATTGTTTCTGTGCCTTCCTCTATTTCTTCTTTTTCAATATAGTCCTCTACAGAAGGCAAATCTTCTTCTGCTAAAAGATCTTTAATTGATGGGAGGTCGTCATTGATCAAATCGTCAATAGACGGCAGATCTTCTCTGGATCGGGACATGTTATTAGTAACTCTGGTACTTTGGGATTTTTCTCCCTATCAATTTATTTAGGATCCTCTTTAAATCCGTCTTTTAACATCTTCGCTAGTTCTGCAGTAGATCCAACAAACATAGTGTTGTTGACAGTAGATGGTGCTTTGGTCGCATGACTATCATCGATATCTTTCATTTTCTTTTGAAGATCGATGAGTTTATCTGTCGTGTCGGATACGTTTTTAAGTATCTGTCCAACTACTTCATATGCCCTAGGAGAATCACTTTCTTGAGCTAACTCCATGACACTATTGAGAGCTTCTTGACCCTTCTCAATCAATGAATACAAATTTCCTCGCGTATAGTCATAATCTTTCTTGGCATCATCGACACTAGATGGTTTAATTTTTTCTGGTGCCTTTTCGACAGAGACTTCGACCTTTGGAACAATATTTCCATCGGTGTTAAAAGTCTCATTCAATTTTGAAAATTTGTCGGTCATGGATCAATGTCGGCATTCTGTGAAGGACTATACTGTTTAAAGTCTTGGAAGAACGAAGTGGTTTCGTTAAATCCAAAATCATCTCCAATTTCAATGAGAGCATCATCAGCCTCGGTGAGCAGATTGACAGCATCTCCAGAGAGGTGTGGTTGTTTGGCAGTCCCATCTTGTCCACGAAGAACTTTCAGAGTATTGCCAGATTTAGATTTGACGAAGAATTCTTCGGTTCCAATAGATATGTATGTTCTGACCGAGATAGAAGAAGCATCTGCAACTTTGACAGTTGCAGTGTCTGGAGAAATGTCCTCACTGAGAGTAGTGGTAGCATCATCGTTGTAATCTTGTGTTGCTCTAGGAGTAACACTGTAACGCATCTCTCTTCTTGGACTTCTAACGTCTCCACCAGTCATGTAATCGATAGTAGCACGTTTGATGACACCATCGGAATCCTGTGGAACTGGACCAAACAGATATGTTTGTGCCGTGAAGTTCATGGTATATACCATTGTCCTTCTTGTATCAAAATTACCTTCATAGTCATCTTGCATATTGATGCTATCAAGGATTACTGGGATATCTCTTTTCTCCCCAATCTCTTTGACCAAATTAACGGTCATAGTAAAATGTGGTTGAAAATATGGTAATATTTGTTCTACGATTTGTAATGCGTCTTCATTAGTTTTTGCCATAACGGAAAGTTCAAACTTAACGTCATACGGAACTGGCATATAAACTTTTCTACTAGATGCCTTTGAATCAACAGGTCTAGTTTTGAAAGTTTGAGTTGTTGAAGTTTTTCTTCTTGGAGAATAATCAATACCAGTCATTTCAAAAGAAATTCTTGGCAACGTGATCTGAGTCGATTTGTTTAGATCACCATCCTGTTGTTCAATTCTAGCAAGAAACTTTTGAGTAGGACCATACGCCAGCGGAACTTTCATTCTACTGAAAACGTTGTTGTCGGAACCGATCTTACGAATTTCGATGTTGTTAAACAACGTACCGAATCCAATTACGGTCTTTCGTAAAATTTGGTGGTAAAAGTATTCAAACACTGGTCTAAAAGTTTCCTATAACTATTATTTAGATCTCTCCGAAAGGATTGCGTTCGGTGAAGTCCAAAATACCATCTGCGGCAGATTCTATGGTTAGGTTTTGTGCAAACACATCATCAACATCTTGATCGTCTGCCGTCTTAGATTTCAAGACATATACGGCACCAGAAGTTCCGCCGGTAATGGATTCTCCAATTGTAAAGATTCCTGTGCTGATGCCAACTTTAAGAATTCCAGTCGTAGCATCCCAATCTTTTACATTTGCCGTAACACCCGATGAACCACCGGTAAGAGTTTCGTTATAAACATAAGTTCCACCAGACGCTGTGGTTGGTCCCTGTAATGTGATTTCGGGTGGAAGTATGTAACTATTTCCTGCATTGGTTATGTGTATACTAGTTACCACTCCTGATGTATTCATGGTAGCAATACCAGTAGCAGCTGAGACACCAGCGACTTGAGTAATATAATTCTTTTCTCCCACTGTGTTGGAGATGGAAACTGTCGGTGGTTCTAAGTATCCACCACCTCCAAATGTAACTGCAATACCTGTAACAATACCACATTGATCAATACCAAATTCAAATACAGATGTAGCAATTCCAACATTGGTTGCAGCATTATTAACGAAGACTGTACTAGAACCAATAGATGTGACAAACGTATCATTCGGTATAAAGTTATAGGTGTCACTGTATCCAATACCAAGTCTTACTCTATCACCAACGATAATATTTGTTGTGGTAATTCCAGTGATATTAGTAGACCCTATACCAATAGTTCCTGTAGTGCGAATAGATGCGGTTCTGAGTGTGGCAATACCAAGAGCTCTGAATGCCTCATTTGCTCCGCCTGGAGCCGCAATAGTAACAGTTGGAACAGAAACATATCCAAATCCACTATTGCCAATACTAATACTACTAACTGTTCCTGCTGCAGAAACTGTTACAGTAGCTGTTGCTCGTACTGGAGATGGACCTCCACTAAAGGATATTGCGGGTGCTGCTGTATAACCACTACCAATGGTTGCTGCAGAACCAACACACCATGCGTCTGTGGTGCTGTTAAATCCAACTGCTGTGACTATACCGGTAATTGTGTTAATCGTTGCAATACCAACAGCAACTTGAAGTGGAGCGTCCTGGCCAGATGTAGTTGTTATAGCAACTGTTGGAGCTGACGTATATGCCCTACCAGTGGTGCTAAATGCAACAGAACTTGGATTGATAGAAGAACCAGCAATGCCAATTGTTGCAGCTGCGGCGACTGTTCCTGGGTGAGCAATCGTAACTGTTGGGGCACTAGTGTAGAACTTACCTCCCGTCGTTAATCCAAGAGTGTTTATTCTTCCTCCAGTTGTGCTGTAATCAGCGAGAGTTGCAACAGCTTCTGCAGCGTTCCCAGTTCCCGTTGGTAAAGAGAATGTAACTGTTGGTGGAGTAGCATAGAACACACCACCAGTTGTTCCTCCTGGGAATAGATAAGAAGATGCACCTGTGCTTATCGGAGCGGATGTGACACTAACTCCAGTACTTACCAAAGGAGAATCTAAAACAGCAGTGGCTGCTGCACCAACATGTTTTGGATTGGAGAATGTTACTGTTGGAGTAAATCCATAATTAGTTCCTCCACTGGTAACAGTGACAACCCCAACGGTTCCCGTTGTTGCAATACCAACTGTGGCACCAGCACCAACTCCAATATCATTAATAGCGGAAAATTTGATTGCTGGCGAGAACGTATATCCTGAACCAGGATTAGTTATTCTTACAGCGTCTACTGATCCCCCATCTAATATTGCAAAACCAGTTGCAGTTGTTCCTGAACCAGGAGACGAGAATGTTACCGTTGGTGGTTGAGCATATCCATACCCACCATCAGTCATGGTGATGTATTGAACTCCACCGTTTATAAACGTAGAAACGGCAGTAGCCGTAGTTCCACTACTTACCATGGTCAATCTTTCAATATAACCAACTTCTTTAATTTCATCATCAATTTCATCAACGCCAGTATTGATTGTCTCATCTTCATATCTGAAGAGTTCACACTTCAGTTTGTAAACATAGTTTTTCTGTAGTTGATAAAACGGATCTTCATGTTCTACAAATTTAATTTCAAATAATCGGTCCCCAAGTGGAAAATAAATAAGATCCCCCTCTTTGGGTCTAGATGCTAGTTTAACATTCGATTTGTTTTCAATTAAGGGTTTGATATAATTTTCATATCTTTCTCTTGATATGGTTAATGTTAAGTCATCTTGTATCGACAATCCAAACTTAGTGAACACATCTCCAGCGCCATCATATCCCTGATATGTCTCAACGTATGCCTCTATGGGATATGCATCATTGAATTGAGATTCAATGACCTCTCTCATCACAGTATTTTCGGTCGCATATATTCTTGGAATATAATAAACTTCCACACCATAAATCTTTAACTGCTCATTTATCAGGTCCTGAATAAGACCTTGTTCGGTGGCAGAACCCTGTAAGAAATATGAATTTAACGTCATGATATCAACCTATCATATCGAGGGGTGGAAGTTCATAATAACTACTCATCTTATCCATGAGTTCCCTCAATTCTTTTTCTCCGTCATCATATATTTGTCTACCGTTCAACTCCACTCCACCAGGCAACTTAACTCCCTGGAACTTGATGAGGTTCTGTCCCCATTGTTTTTTGACTAAAGCTGCAACATATTGTTTGAGGAACGAATCGTTCCAAACTTGAGAAAATGAACTTGGATCTAATGCTCTGTAGCAATCAATAATTATATAATCATCAACCGAGACCTCAGTCCAGTCCATGTCGATATATAATCGATCTTGCCTCTGATTAAATCTAATTTGTTTTAATGGGTTGAGAAGGAAGTCAATATCTTCCATCTTACTTTTAACCATGTCATATGTTAACAACTCCATGGAGTCGAAATAATAAATGTCATTCAAGAATATTTGATACTTAATGTTGAAAAGACTAGATCCAATCGTGGAAGATCCATTCAGTCTGAACAACTTATTAATTCCAATAATTGAATTTGGAACTTTTATAAAGTTACTATTTTCATACCAAGTGAAAGTTACATTGCTACCGGCTATAGATTCCGTGGCACTTGTACTCGCAATCCCAACCCCACCGGAACCACCTGCTCTACCCCTATCAATATCGTCTTGCGTGATCTTATATTTCATATAAGTCTGTATCACACCGTCAGAATGTCTTTCTTGATAAAACTGAACGGCATCATCAATAATATCTTCTATCTGTTCATCAGCTACGTTGATTTCTAAAACAGGCGCACCTAGCCTTCTCTTAACGTAAGTTATTAATTCTGATCTGGATGAGGGTTGCGCCATCTTAAATTAGTCTCCTTGACTCTATTTATTTTTAATTAATTCAACCAGTAAACTTTTGATTTCATCAATATCAGATCTCAACTCAGATAGAGATCTATCAACGTTTTCTTTCCTCTCTTCATCATCTTTCAATTTGTTCATTCTATTCATATATGCAGTATAGGCCGATGTATTTGTGTTAACAACGGCCTTGGATTTTGTATCCCGACAAAGGTCGGGATTTCCTTCAACCTTAAGGTATTTCATATTATGCAAGAGCAATGAGTCTCAGATCTTTGAGTTTGGGTGGTAGAGATTGGTTGGTGGAGGACATAATAATCTTGATATCAAAAGCGGTAAATGGCTCAATGTCACTGACCATAAATTCATGATCACGGAATTCATTATATTCTGTGGCATCTACCAATCTGTTTGAAGATCCGTCATTATCCGCAACGTTGATAACGTTGCCAAAATCATCAACATTACTATGTCCTGGGAACAGAGTGTATCCACTTTCAAGATCGAAATCTTCACCTTGGAAAGTTCTGTAAAGAACTCTGACATCGGAACCTTGTGGTTTGTTGATTGCCGCAAGGACTTTGATAGCAGTAGATGGATTCTCCAATACAATTTTCTTGGAAATGTATACCGCCTGGTGTGGATCACCGATGGTTTGATTTACTCTTCCATCTCCAGCAAAATCAGTAATTGGAGCATTAACTCTATTGCTGGTCAAGATAGCACTGACTCTATCCAGGTCAATCATTGGAGAGATGTTAGGATCTAGAGTTTCAAGAAGTAATTCGAGAACCATAGATCTGTTCTGTGGCAGTGCAGAGTTGTAATTTGTTTCATTAACTCTAGATCCAACCAATCTAGGATTGATGAAATAATTAGGTTGACCAACAGTTACTGGTGAGTATCCCTGATCAACAAAATCAACTTCAATACCATCAACACTAGATCCACTAATGGTTCTTACAGTTGCGCTGACGTTAGTGTCTTTTGGAGCAATCAAACCAATGTTTGGCGTTATGGCCTCAAACTGAATGTTTTGTGTTGCAGTCGCTTTTGATCCACCACTGGACTTAGTTTCGTTAAAGTAAAGTTCTGGGAAACTACTTGCGGAAGATCTGTCTGTACCATTGGTGTTCATGCCAACGTTAATGTAATAATAATCAAGATCTCTTGCTCTAGGTGCAGTAATCGTTGGACTGA